CCTGGCTGAGGGCGAAGTCGCTCTGTGAGGTCGTGTTGTCCTGCCTCACGGCTCTACAGTCGATCTCCAGGCCGTAGGGTTCCAGCCGTTTAGCCAGCAGGCGAACGCTTCGATCCATTTCCTCGGTAATCCCGACGAAGAAGAACTGAGCAAGGATGGAGCGGGCAATCTTGGCGTTGTTGTTGCGCGCGAAGTAGTTGGTCTGCCGGTTCGCGGTGATTCCGAGCTTTCTGTCCTGCTCCTGCTGCCAGGTGAAAAAGTCGCCGATGGACATGGCCATGAAATTCTCGGGGACCTGGGCTCGCTCTGCATCGGTGAGGTTGTTCCAGTCTTTCTTCATGTAGCGAAAGTACGACAGGTGGCGTTTCGCCGGATCGCGAAGCAGACAGAAGTACAGGGGTAGATGAGGCCCGATCATCCGCGGATAGTTGCGGAAGGAGTGCGACGAGATGGCGTTAACGTGGGGGTGATCGTACAGCGCTTCCAGCATGTCCAACTCGCTGTGAGTTTGCTGGGGAACGCCGGTATACATCTCTAGGTGCGTGTCGCCAAAACTGTGATTGAGCAGGTTTTTCAGTGACGTGCCGCCGTTCTTGGGAAGGTGCACGTGCACCAGTATGGGTCTGCCGCGTACCCGGTCCATTCTTCGGCCGATGAGTTCGGCACCGTAGCCACCGTTGCTTCGGGTCACAGAGAAACCGAGAAAGCGCAATTGTTCGGCGACCCAGTCCGGGCCGATGCCGGTGGCGCCAGTGTCGGCGCCGGTACCGATGACGGGTACCGCCGGATGCTTGCTGTCTATAGGTGCTGGCGGCGCACCTTCCTGGCTACCTGCGCGCACCACCAACACCTGGCAGAGGCTGGCGCAGTATTGCAGTAATGCCCGGGGATCAGCGGCCTGGTCGAGCGCCCCGTTCAGTACGACGGCGTCGGGCATGGTATTGAGCTTCTTTGAGGACGCCCAGGGTAGGTCGATGTCGAACGTACGCTTGGTCAGGCGCCAGCGACCGGGCGTCCACCAGTCCACGGTTGCGTCCGAGGCATCGAGCGTCTGGCCAAGCGCATCGTCCGGATCGCCAATCACGAGGATCTGCGTTGAATCGGCGATTGCCTCTGTGAGGTTCGGTGTCAGCTCCATGATGTGTCCGCGGCTAGAATTGGTAGTGCCCCAGCTCGATGTCCTTGGCGAAGATCTTCGCTACGCGATCCACAGACTCCGGGTCGAAGTGGCTTCGATAGTCGGCGTCCCGGACGCTGCGATTGATGTGCTTTGACTTGATCCTGGCGCCGATGCGTTCCGACAGTGCGGTGGCCAGCTCATCCATCCGTTCGATGGGATAGATTGCGTCCACACGCTGAGAGCTGTCTTCGTCGAAGGCGAACACCCCGATTCCCGGCGCGCCGATGTCCTTGCGCCACACACGGTTGCCGATGTCCCAGGTCTTGCCCTCGAACAACCAGGTCTTGAACGCCATGGGCTGATCCGGGTCGTGGTTGGGCACGAAGTTGTAGCGTCCCTTGAAGTCTGGCTTGAAGAAGCTGTAGTAGGACACCGCGAGCTCCCAGGGATTCCTCAGGGTGGTGAACGAGAAATAAGACGAGTAGTCCCAGCCCTGGGACTCGAACAAGTTCAGGGTGGCGCGCCAGTTCAGATGCGGGTGAAACCCGGGCTCCGGTTGGTCTTTGTGGTTGCAGATTACGTCCGAGTGCTTCGCCAGCATGGTGCGAACGGAAGTGGATCCAGAGCGTGGTTTGGACAGGAAAAGAAATTTGTGCCGGTGAGAAATGCGCATAGTGTCCTCGGGCGCCGGCCTGGCAGCCGCTGCACAATGTACTTGCTCGACTGTGGCTTGCCAACCGGTGCGCGCGAACGTGGCGAAGTCTCTTCGCCGGCACCTGCCAACCGCGTGGGCGGCCCGTCCGGAGGCTCGGCCCCCAGCGCCGATTTTCGGGTGGAAATGTGCTTGCCGGCGCTAGCGCCTCAGTGTGGACTCCTGGCCCAGGAACCACTCATAGGTCTGGGCTAGTCCGTCGGCCAGCGAAATGGAAGGCTGCCAGCCTAGCTGTTTGATCTTGTCGATGCTTAGCAGTTTGCGGGGTGTCCCGTCCGGTTTGCTGGTGTCGAACACCAACTCCGCACCGAGCCCGACCACTGTGCGGATCTGCTCGGCCAGCTCCCGGATCGTGACGTCCACGCCGGTGCCCACGTTGAAGTGCGAGCAGCGTGGGTCCGTGGCGCTTGCGTAGGTTTTCTCATCGACCGCGAGGGCGTGCAAAGCCGCTTCTGCCAAATCGTCAACGTGTAAGAATTCGCGTTTGGCGTTACCTGTGCCCCAGACTTCTACTTCGTTTGCGCCATCCAACTTGGCTTGGTGAAAGCGGTCCATCAACATGGGGATGACGTGCGCGTTTTCCGAATGGAAGTTGTCTCCCTGGCCGTAGAGGTTGGTAGGCATCAGGCTGCGGTAATCTGTGCCGTACTGGCGATTGTAGGATTCGCACAGCTTAATCCCCGCGATCTTGGCGATGGCGTAGGGCTCGTTGGTAGGTTCTAACAGCCCGGTGAGCAGCGCGTCTTCCGTCATCGGTTGGGTGGCGTGCTTGGGGTAGATGCAGGAGCTGCCGAGGAACAACAATCGGTGGATGCCGTGGCGATACGCAGCGTCGATGAGGTTCGCCTCGATCATCAGGTTGTCGTATAGAAACTCGGCGGGATAGGTGTCGTTGGCGTGGATGCCGCCTACCTTCGCCGCGGCGATCACCACGGCGTCGAAGTTGCCGGTTTCCATGAGGTGGTCGATCTCGTCTCTGGCAGTGAAGTTGCAAATTTGACGGGTGACGCCCTGATACTCCATGCCGTGCGCGTCCAGCGCCCGGCACATGGCCGATCCCACCATCCCGGCCGCGCCGGCCACGAGCACGTTGCTAGGCTTCATGGTTAGGAGCGCTATTCATTGAAGTTGTAGGTCTTGAAGCCGGCGTCGGTGACCAGCGAGTCGCGTTTGGCGAGTTCCAGGTCGGAGAGTGTCATTTCCCGCATCAATTCCTGAAACGAGGTCTTTGGCTTCCAGCCAAGATCGTTGTGAGCCAACGCGGGATCACCAAGTAGCGTGTCGACTTCCGTGGGTCGAAAATACCTGGGGTCCACCTTGACGATGGTCTGCCCCTGCGCCGGCCCTCCGGGTTCGGCGGATTCGACTATCGCCACTTCGTCTTCGCCGGATCCCTCCCAGCGCAGCTTCATTCCTAGCACCGATGCGCTTTCCTCGATGGCCTGGCGCACCTTGAATTGTTGGCCTGTTGCGATGACGTAGTCCTTGGGCTGCTGCTGCTGAAGCATCAACCATTGCATCTCCACGTAGTCGCGAGCGTGGCCCCAGTCGCGCAGGCTATCAAGGTTGCCCATGTACAACGTGTCCTGCAGCCCGAGGGAAATACGGGCCAGGCCGCGGGTGATCTTGCGGGTCACAAAGGTCTCCCCGCGAATGGGGGATTCGTGATTGAACAGAATGCCGTTACAGGCGTACAGGTCGTAAGCTTCTCGATAGTTCACCGTGATCCAGTAGGCGTAAAGCTTGGCAACGGCGTAAGGCGAGCGCGGGTAAAAAGGGGTGGTCTCGGTTTGCGGTACTTCCTGTACCTTGCCGTAGAGTTCCGAGGTGGATGCCTGATAGAAGCGCGTTTTTTTCTCTAGGCCGAGAATACGAATGGCTTCCAGCAGCCGCAGCGAACCCAGCGCGTCCACCTGAGCGGTGTATTCGGGCGATTCAAACGACACTGCGACGTGGCTTTGGGCGCCGAGATTGTAGATTTCGTCGGGTTGGCTTTCCTGCACCACTCGGATCAGGTTGGAGCTGTCCGTCAGATCGCCATGGTGAAGGACGAGCCGCCGGTTGTCGTCGTGTGGATCCTGGTAGAGGTGGTCGATTCGTTCCGTGTTGAACAGAGACGAGCGCCGCTTGATGCCGTGCACTAGGTATCCCTTGGCGATGAGAAGCTCGGCAAGGTAAGCGCCGTCTTGACCTGTAATTCCCGTGATGAGGGCTACTTTTGCCATTTTGCTGGGTACCCGCTGGATTAGGGCCGGATTGTATCAGCTCTCGGCAGCGCTCAAATGCGATGGGGTTCTCGTGAGCGGGGCAGGTGAGCCGGAATCAGGAGGACATCTTCTCGATGGTGGTGTCGATCTTCTTGCCTGCGTTGGCATTGAGCCGGCTGCCCAGTCTGATGAGCCGTGAGCGCTTGAGCTCGTAGAGGTCGTTGACGGCGCCGGAAATCAGACCGGCATAGTAGGCGTGGCGCTCACGCAGCGTGGTTTGCAGCTCTTGGGTTTTTGCCAGGAGTTGATCGCGCGTCTCGGTCAGCGCCGCAATGTTGTTAGATGCGTCGGCAAGTTGCGCACCCAGCTCTGCCGCGCTCCGGCTGAGCTCGCTCTCCAGTGCGCCAACGTCATCCAGTGCGCGCGCCAGCCCTTGGCGCGACTGCTCGAGTTCGGCCTGTCCTCGTCGCTCGGCCGCGCGAACTTGGGAAAGCTCCGAGTGCGTCTGGGTCAGATCTGCACGCAATCGGGTGAGCTCGGCATAGGCCTGGTCCAGATCCAACGCCTTCTGGTCCCGGTCCTTCTCTGCATGCTGCAGGTTGTTGCGTGTTTCTCCCAGATCGGAATGGGCCTGGTTCAAGTCCGTGCGCAGCTGTGTCAGGTCCGCATAGGCCTGGTCCAGATCGACACCCTTTTGGGTCAGTTCGGCGGTGGTGTGCTCGAGCGTCGTATGCGTTCTGGCCAACTCGGCTCCGTCATCCTGCAACGATTGATTGGCGGAATCCAACGACTGTCTGGTTTCGGCGAGGGCCTGGTATTGGATCTGCAATTCGTCGCGTTTCTCGGCCAGCGCGCTTTCCAGGGTTGCTACCAGTTGCGCCTGGGTTTCCTGAGTGCTGGTGGCCCACGCCAACGACTCCATGAGCCCTTGAGCCCTTGCGTTGATGGTTTGATAGGACTCAATCAGTTGACGTGCGTCTACTAGCCCTGCCTCCAGCGGATCGACCTCGCCCCGGTCGGCTTGTAGCTCGTGTAGCCTGGACACGCCCAGCACGTCTTCCAAAGACAGCGTACTGTGGACGGCTTGGCTCAGCGTCGCCGCGGTGTCGGCCAACAGGTTCTGTCTGCGCTCCAGTTCGTCGAGGGTGTATTCGGCGATGGCCTTGGAAGCGCCGAACAGATCCTGCAAGTCTGCAATCCTGTCGGCACGCTTGCGCCGCAATCGCTTGGGCTTGAGCGGCTTGCTGCCGTTGCTTTCCACGAATGCATGCAAGCCGCGAAAGTTGTCGCATAGGTCAGCCAACATCAGGTCGGCCTTTTGGTGCGCCTCGATGAGCTCGTGGTTGGCTTTCGCGATCAGTCCCTTAGCACAGATATCCGTGGCGATCCGGCGGTGCTGTTGGCTTGCGCGAGCCAGGCGCCTGTTGATCTGCCCAGGCCGCCGACACAGATAGTAATTCTCATACCATACGGGATGCCGAGGCTGGGCGGGCACCAAACGGTTCCTGGTGGGATCGTACCGGCAGATTTCCAGCCCCAGGCCGCGCACCATGGCTTCCAAGGCCTCAGTTGTGGCCCCCGCGCGTTCCAGGTTCTCCTTGGAGAACTCCACCAGCACCACCCCATCGAAGTCGGCGAGCACGTCCTCGGCCGAAGCGAACAGCGCCAGCTCGGCACCTTCAATGTCGATCTTGATCAGTTCGGGCTGGTTGCCATTGAGGCTCGCCATCAGCTGGGGCAGGGTCACCGTGTTGATCTCTATTCCGCCCGTATCGTCGCTGAGGTGAGCAAACGAGCTTCCGGCCGCCGATGCGATCTGCAGTCGGGCGCTGCCGGTTTGGTCGGAAACGGCGACCGGACGCAGGTCCAAGCTCGCTACATTGGCCTGCAGGAGCGGGTGCAGGGCCGGATTGGGTTCGACGCACACCACGGTGCCGGACTCACCCACCACCTGCCTCGCCGTTGCCGCGTGGAAACCCGCGTGAGCCCCGATGTCCAGATAGGTGTTGCCCCGGCGCAGGTAAACCCAAAGGAACGCGCGCTCGGTGAATTCGAACCAGCCCTGGCGAACGTATTGCGCCACCAGGTCACCGGGGGGGAATTCGAGCCAGCCGGTGTGCTCTACGTGCAGGGACTCAGACGCGTTCAATCTTGGTCGACGGGCCGTTTAATTGGGCTGTGAGAATAGCATGGGGGTATGCGGGGTCGGAACTTCCCGAGGCGTCAGCTCCGCGCCGTCCAGCGCTTCGAGAAGCGCACGATCTCTGCTTCGGAATAGAAGTGCCTGCACAGGCGTGACGAATACACCTTGGTGACGAGTGTCTCCGGCAACGACAGCCGGGCATGCAGCTGCGTGTAGAGTCCGGCATCTGGCGTGTTGGAACGGCTTCGGCGCATTGGAATGCGCAGCGGTTTCGGCTGCCCGAGGAATTCCGCCAAGGCGGCCGCTAGGGCATCGTCTAGTGATTCCAGCTTGACCACGAACAGCCCGCGCCGGTCGTCGGGGTACGCGCAAAAGCCGCT